GTTGATGGCGGTCTAGTCATTGAGTATGTGAAGCGTGGAACGGCTGACGTGCCGACTATTGATATGGAGCGCGACATATGACTGTGAGAGAGGATCGGTTCGGGAATGTCGTTCAGGCATCTCGGCCATACAGTAGTCAGGCACTGACTGTGGGTGCTGCAAGTATCCTGAGTGTTGCATTCTCAGTGAGCAAGGATCGACCTGTTCGTAATGCGACTGGTGGATCACAGCCATCATCGCAGGCCAACAATACACGACACGTGAGAATAGTAGGCACAGTAGCGAGTTGGATCTCATTTGGCACCAATCCAGTTGCTGCTGTTCGTAGCGTGAACAGTATGTTCCTACCTGCTGGATTGCCTGAATACTTTTGGGTCAGGCAGGGAGAGCAGATCGCAGTGATACAGGATGCGACTGGTGGCTTCCTCTACATCACAGAGTTGGACAACTGATGCTGTATCGTCCTGGCCTGCTTGGGCGTCTGCCGTGTCCGCAGGATTGGTATGCGGGCAGTGGTCCACCGACGATTGATGATGCATTCACGACAGCGATCCCCGCAGGTTGGGTGTTCACACGCACGAGCGCCAACGCGACCAACTGCTTGTATACCGACACGGCAACTGCACCTGCATTCACCACGTATGCCAGTAACGCTCCACGGTTCCTCGACTTCGGTCTGTTGATGGAGCCGCAGCGCACTAATCTGTTCCTGAACAGTGATGCGCCAGTTACACAAAGCCTTGCTGTGGTGAATGCAACCACTTACACCGTATGGTGTCATGGCACGGGCAATGTTGTGCTGGCAGGACTAGGAGCCAGCGGCACGGTAGTAGCAGGAACACCTGTCTCGTTCACTGCAAACACGTCAGGTCTCGTCTCATGCACATGTAGTGGATCATTGACGCGAGTGCAGTTCGAGGCTGGTCCTGGTCCAACAAGTTACATCGCATCGACTGCAACTGCACAGACTAGGCAGGAGGATCGACTTTACAAGAATTACCTTGGTGGGCAGTTGAATGTTAACGAAGGGACGTATTGGGTAGAGTGGTCTGCACAGTATCCTGTGACGACTGCTGGTCTGACTAGACTGTTCACTGCTGGTATTGGTTCGTATTCGAGTGATGCAAACACAGATCAGGCGATCATCTTCTCAGGATCACCGTATGTGTTCTCGGGTGTGGTGTTTGATGGCACGTCAACAGGCAAAGCACAGAGTGCAATGTTTGGGCCACGGCCGCTTGGTGCAGTTAGTCGCACTGCGGTGTCGATGAGCCTGCATCGGTGCAAGATTGCACAGGACTATGCGCTAGATGTGAATCCACCACAGGACCCGAACTTCCGTCCACCAACACTGTTGGCTGTTACGCTGTTCGGTGGTGGCAACAACGTGCCGATGAATGGCTTCCTTCGTGGCTTCAAGTATTGGCCTGTTGCCATGGGTGATGCTGAGTTGAAGGAATGCACTGGTGCGGGCTACTACGGTGGACCGCCGGTGTTCAATCTTGATCTCACGACGAAGCTACCACGCATCATGACGTTTGCTCGTGCAGCATCGACTGCTGTGTGCACCGATAGTCGATACACGGATGCACCCGGTTCAGCATACAACACATTCGCTGGACCACCTGCACCACGGTTCGTGTCCAATGGATTGATGATGGAGGTTGGCCGCAATAACTACTTCCCAATTGGTGGCGTGCCTGCGACCAAGCCATCACTGTCACTCGGTGCGAACCAAGGCTACAAGTTGTGGATTGTTGGCACTGGTTCGGTGACGGTGACACCGGGCACGACAACGCCAGACTTTGCAGGCAATGGTGGAGTTGCAACACAAGGCAATCCACTGTTCATTCAGTGCACGGTTGCAGGCACGGTGACGCTGACTGTTGCTGGAACAGTGAACCGTGCGCAGATCGAACAAGTTGGCAATAATTCGGCAGGGTTCACACCGACGACATTCATTCAGAACTCTGCTGCACTACAGAGTCGTGGTGCCGAGAACCTTAACATGGTGCCCGGTCCGTGGTGGTCGCAGCATGATCGCACATACTTCTTCGAGGTAACGATCTACGCAATACCGAACACGCAAACGCTCATGTCGTGTGGATCGGCTGACAACAATGAACGAGAGCAAGTGTTCTTCACTGGCGTGACCATTAGTGATCCGAATACTACAGTGCACGCCCAATGCGAGAGTCTGTGGCCTGGCAACTTCGAACCATCGGCCAGCTTCCTAGGACTGTCACAGAGCCAAATACTCCGCAACCACAAGTTTGCATTTGCTTCGGTGCAAGGCGTGCGTCGTTCGTTCTCAATGGATGGCATGTTGTCAACTGCTGGCTCGAATGACATCGCCAAGCCACGGCCAGCCTTGTTGGTGCTCAATACTGTGCTGTCAACACTGACTGGTGGCTACGGTTCTGGCGTGTGGCGACGGTTTGCGTTCTACGACTATGCACTCAGTGATGCACAACTCGTGGCGCTCACCACCTGATGGCAACCAAGCGATACAAGATCGTTGAAGGTGGAATGCATGACAGGTTCCACAAGAGTCATGCCAAGGTGCAGTTCCTTGGTGGTGGCTTTGGTAATGGCAAAACCGCAGCAGCATGTGTGAAGGCACTGAAGCTATGCAAAGACTATCCAGGCTGCAACGGCTTGATAGCGCGGTCAACCTATCCGAAGCTGAACGACACCATACGCAGAGAGTTCTTGCTGTGGTGTCCGCCGCATTGGATAAAGAGGATGCCAAGCAGGGACGAGAACACTCTGCTACTGAAAAACGGTTCTACCGTGAACTTCCGTTATGTTGCACAACAAGGCAAGCAGACGGAGGACTCGAAATCCAATTTGTTGTCCGCTACGTATGACTGGATCATCGTTGACCAGCTTGAAGACCCTGAGTTCTCACACAAGGACTTCATGGACCTCATGGGTCGATTGCGTGGCAACACAGAGTATATCGGTGAGGACCGCGAGATGCCTAGGTTTGGCCCTCGCTGGTTTATCAGCACTCTTAACCCTACTCGTAATTGGTGTTATCGCGAGATCATTAAGCCACTTCATGACTACCATGAGCGAGGCGTTGTAAGCGACAAGTTGTTGTGTGAGGTAGACAACGATGGACGACCAATCCTTATTGCCGGTAAGCCTAAGCCGCTCATTGAACTCTATGAAGGATCAACATACGAGAACGTCGAGAATGTCGGAGAGGACTACATCCGAGGGATGCTTTCCACCTACACCGGAAGCATGCGTGAACGATTCATTTTTGGACGATGGGGTGCGCTCTCAGGTCTTATTTACCCCCAGTTTGATGAAGCGCAGCATCTCGTATCGCATAGAGATGCATGGGAATACTTGCGGCAACTGCGGTTGTCCGGCTATGAGCCTGTGTTCATGGAAGGATACGACCACGGACTCTCAAGACACAGTTGTTATGGCATCTTTTACGTTGATGACGACGCCAACGTGTTTCTGCTCGATGGGTTCAGAGTTGCAGAGCTTACCATCGCAGACGCGGCGAGCAATATACACCGAATACGTGCTGAAGTGTGCACTGAGACTGAGAGGCTCAATCCCATCTACGCAGACCCAGACGTGTTCAGAAGGAAGACAGGTAACAGTCGCACCGTTGGGGAGACAGTAGCGGGACTGTTTGAGGATCACGGCATCAAGATGCAGCGGGGCAACAATGACATTGCTAGTGGAATTGCAAAGAACTGGCAATACCTTAGCCCGCTCGCGATGCATGAGCATCCCATCACTGGATTGAGGATGTCACCACACTTCTATGTATCCGACAGGTGCACGTGGTTCGTGGATGAGATTACTGAGTATTACTTCAAGCGTGATGGTAGTGATGAGACTACCGATAAACCAGTTGACCGTAACGATCATGCCATGGACATGTGGAAGTATGCCATGACGCCTAGACCCAAGTTGGCACGATTTGTTGGTAAGCCTGACGCACCACCTGCATGGATGGCATGGCATGAGATTGAACGTCAGCAGCGCAGAGACAAGAAGGCAAGACACAAGTGAAAGATAAGTGCCGCAATGGTCATCCGCGAACTGAAGGCTTGTGGGTGTGGAACAAGGATGGAACACGCAAGTGCGTCCTGTGTGCGCGTGCTACAGGCAACAAGCGTAGAGCACGCATGCGTGCAGAGCGGGTGATGAAGCAGAAGCCGACCGAACAAGTGAGGGCAACTAGGTGAGCGGCACATATGAGGACCCGAGTCTCAATCTCGATGCACAACCTGATCCGCTAGAGAACTCACTGCAACAGAGTGAAGTTGGTCTGCCTGCGGAGGCTGAACCACCTCCTGTCTATCGTGCAATGCCTGATAGTCGCATACCTGTGTCGAATAAACGAGGTAGCGTGTGGCGGTCACGCAAGGACAGTAGCCTCAAGGCTATGAGTGATCTGATCGATGCATGGGATGAGGCTATACGGTATTACAACCATGATCAGGCAGATCATCGTGATGGGAACACAGGTGCGTATAGCGGATCGCCTAAGACATCAGGCAATAGGAATGTAGCGCGTCGCCTCAATGAGATGTTCTCAAGCACTGAGAACGTGGTGTTTGCAAACGTCACTGCACAGGTTCCTGAGCTATACGCTAAGAACCCAATCGTGTCAGTCAGTGCAACACCTGAGACTGATCCCAATGCCAAGGCTACTACGGATGCATTCGCTAGGGCATTGCAGAAGCTAGTCGATGTGTTGTTTGCATTGAAGTTCCCGCCTGGGGTGAACATGAAGCCCAAGGCGAAGAAGAATGTGCTCATCTGCTTGTTGACGAACATGGCATGGTTCGAGGTTGGCTATACTAAGAAGGACAAGAGTAGTGAGCAGGCAATGAATGACCTGCTGCAACTGTCTCAGGAACTAGCCAGTGCCGAAGATGCAGAGGATATCCGCGAGATCGAGGGGAAGCTCACTGCGCTTGAGGAGAAGATTGAATTTCTCCAGCCGAGTGGTCCATACGTTCGTATACGCATGCCGCACCAAGTGCTTCGGGACCCGAATGGTATCGATCCGTATCTGTCGGATTGCAACTGGACTATGATTGAGGACATGCTGCCTACTGCGTATATCAATGCGATCTTTGCAGTAGAGGATGAGGACAAGGAAGAATACATAAGTGTATTCGAGCCTACACACATCCTCAATGGTAGTGGTGGAGGGGATCAGGGTGAAGAGGACTTCACGCTGTTCAACAAGACACCAGCGAATGACTACAGTGCATATGGCTTTACGAGTAAGGATGCGTTCGACAAGTCCTGTTATACCAAGGTGTGGTATGTATGGGATAAAGTCACACGCCGATTGGAGATGTATGCAGATAACGATTGGAAGTGGCCGATTTGGGTATGGGACGATCCATACCAACTACAGGGGTTCTATCCTCTCACTCCGTTGTGGTTCCACGATAATCCCGCCGCGGTCTACGCCAAGGGAGAGGTCAGCTATTATCTCGATCAGCAGGACCAGATTAACGAGATCAACGATGAGAAGCGTAGAGCACTGCTTTGGGCTAGACGTAATATCTTCTATAACAAGAACGCAGGCATCACACAGGAAGCAGTAGATGCGATCCTCAAGGGTCCTGATGCTACCGCTACTGGGTTGGATGTGCCTGAGGGTGTTGACCCGAAGAACATGATCTTCTCGTT